TTCGGGATATGATGGTGAGGTGTTCGTCGATCTTCATAATATTGGAAATGAATCTCAGCTTATTTATCCCGAAGATAAGATCGCACAATTAATTTTGGTACCGGTAGTTCACTTTCGTCCACGCAAGAGCCCAACTACAAACTTGTATGAGAATCAAGGACTTACAATAAGTAATCGCGGCACTTCTGCTTTGGGGAGTACGGACACGATAAAGCATACACATCCCTTGGATAATATACCCGTAGGCGGCTTCTAATGAAAATTAACAAAGAACAGTGGCGCGGAATAAGTGGCTTAGCAGATTTACATGAAAGAGACTTAAGGGGGATCCCCCGAGCCCGCGAACAAATTAATCCACTACCAGGTGTACAACTAGGAGATGAAATATACGATCCCAAAGTTAACCACCCAAAACACTATAATGGTGGCAAGTATGAGACCATTGATGTAATAGAAGATTGGAATTTAGATTTCCATTGCGGAAACGCAGTTAAATATATTTCTAGACACAATCACAAGGAGAACCCCAGACAAGATATTGAGAAGGCAATTTGGTACCTGAAGAGGTACTTGGAGACCCTTGTTGAAGACTCTTGATCTACACAACACCAAGCACAGCAAGGTGGAAGAAAAGTTAATAAAGTTTGTTAATCATCGTCTTCCTCTTGACCTACCGTTTAGAATTATAACTGGTAAATCAAAACACATACATACCCTGGTGATTCAACTGTTAAAAAAGAATGAACTATATTGGAAATACGAAAATTATACTAATATTGGATCCATAATTATCATGGACAAGCCTATCCCGGGATATAATTGATATGACATTTAAAATAAAGGAGAGTCAGTGAAAGAAGTATTATCATATGATGATGTATTGTTGGTGCCAAAATACAGCAATATCGAAAGTAGAAATCAGGTTGACATTGGTAGCAAATTAGATGAAAGTTTAAGTTTTAAATTACCAATTATATCAAGCCCGATGGATACCATCACAGAAGATAAAATGGCAATTGCAATGTCAAGGTGCGGTGGGATGGGAATTGTTCATCGATATAATGAAATTCCCGAACAAGTGAGAATTGCTGCCCGGGTACTTTATGAGAATGGTAAATTAAAAGTCGGTGCGGCGATTGGAATGACTGGTGATTTTGAAGAACGCGCCATGGCATTGAAGATGGTTGGCGTACAAGTATTGTGTGTTGACGTTGCTCATGGACATCATATTATGATGGAACGTTGCCTCAAAACACTCAAAGATCGTTTTGGGGATGAAGTTCATATTATGGCTGGGAATGTTGCCACTCTTGAAGGATTTGATGCTTTGGCCTCCTGGGGTGCCGATTCAATTCGTGTTGGCATCGGAGGAGGCTCTATATGCTCTACGCGCCTAGTTTCTGGCCATGGCATACCAACATTACAAAGCATTATGGACTGCGCGAAAAGTGAATATGATACAAAAATTATTGCTGATGGGGGAATAAAAACTTCCGGCGATATAATTAAATCATTGGCAGCTGGCGCAGATTTTGTTATGATTGGCTCTTTGCTCGCTGGTACCAAGGAATCTCCTGGTGAAATATTCACAGCAAACTCAGGCAAAAAATACAAAGTCTACAGGGGCATGGCATCGTCCGAAGCGCAAAATGATTGGCGGGGCAAATCTTCCGCACCGGAAGGAATTTCGACTACCGTTCCGTATAAAGGCAGTGTTAATGCTATTCTTAAAGATCTTGCTGGGGGTATACGCGGTGGTCTCTCTTACTCAGGTGTACGAAGCTTGCAAGAGCTTCGATGTAAAGCAACTTTCATCCGACAGACATATTCTGGTCAATCCGAAAGTTCCACCCACATTTTGAGGAGGAGTTAATGGCTAAAGATCCGGCGCAGCCTAGGCCCGATGATCGTAAAAAATTAATGTTTTGGGATTCTCCAAAACGACAGGCTGATTTAAAAATAAGATTACAATTAGACGGATTTACACAGTCTCATTTTTTTCGCGCAATGATCACTGGCTACCTAGAGAAAGACGAACACATAACCAAATATTTAGATGAATATAAAGAGAAGCATGTGACGCAGGGAGTTCAAAAACGCAAACAAATTGTAAAAGGTCTCAAAAAATATAACGAAACCAAAAAACAATTCGCTCTTAATGAAAATGAAATTGAAGATATATTCGATATTATTGCGGAGGAATTTCCAGAATTATGAAATGTATTAAATGTTTGAGGAAGGCGCGCCAGGAAAAAAAACCCTGCGATGATGCAGATTGCCGCCAGTGGATTGACTTTCCGGAAGATCTGAATTGTGCCCTACAAACTATTGAGAGCAGTGGTAATCGACCACTAACTCTACGTGAAGTTGCGAAAAGACTTGGCATTAGCTTTGTAAGGGTAAAACAAATCGAGGATAAAGCGTTAAAAAAGTTAAATTTGGGTAACCCACAGCTGCTTGAATATCTTTTAAAAGATGACTTTTAGTTTTTTTTAAACTATTTATTTTTGATATCTATTTTTCCAGGAGTTTTACAATGAAAAAGAGTCTTCTAACTGAATCAGAAATTCGCAAATTTATGAAATTTGCGGATATAATCCCACTTACTGAAAATTTTCTCGATCGTATAAGCGAAGAGAATCTAGAAGAAACTATTGATGAGGATCACCCGGCCGACTCGGGGTCGTATACTGAATCTGATCCCGTCACAGAAGAAGTACTGGAAGAGGCCGAAGTAGAAGTAGAAGACTTGGTTCGTGATTTAGTAGATATTATCTCAAAGCACACGAATGTTGATATTTCGGTTGAAGGCGAAGCTGGCGAAGAAGAGTTTGGCGGTGAAGAAGAGTTTGGCGGCGAAGAAGAGGGCGACGAGGATGTTGAATCTGGCGAGATGCTTCCCGGCGAAGAAGAAGAAGAAGAAGGGGGAATGGTCGTTGAAAACATCGTACAGAAAGTTACTCAACGCGTCGCCGCACGCCTTTTGAAGGAAAGTAAAAAATAATTAATATTTAAAACTTGAGGTTTTGAAGGCAAGGTTTTTAAACCTTGCCTTTTTTTTTGAATGAGGTTATAATGGAGAATGTAATGTTGATAAATTTACTTTGGTTTTTGGGAGGTGCCTTGATCTATAAGTTTGGGGCTCACCTTTTTGGCTTAAGCATATCGGCTAATTTATTTGCTCAAACTATGATGGGCTCCTTAATTATGATTAAGAAAGCTGATGAACAGATGCTTCTTGTGCTCGAAAAACAACAAGATTTTTCAGGTCAAGAGGGGATCGATGAAGAACAGATGAGAAATGCTAGAAACATAAATTTGCAAGCTCATGAACTTTGGAGAACAATGATTATAAGTACAATTATTTCTTGTTGTCCCAAAAATATTCGGGGTATTTTAAAATTTAAAGACTGGCGAACTGCGATGCAATTATTAAAAAAATAGGAATTTAAAGTGTTTGGTACAAAAAAAGAAAAAAAAGAGAAGAAAGAAGAAAAAGACAATGTAAAAGAGCCCGAAACAGGCACAGAAGATTTATCTTTTCTTGTTAATTTGGGAGATAGTATGAATGAAAATACTCCAAAGCTACGGACAACTGGATTATATGGTGACATTAACGAAGAAAGATGCTCTGAAGTGTTGTATTCAATATTGTTATTGGAGCAGTCTGGAAAACAATTGGAACCCTCTGATCCTGATGATCCAGAATCCGAATTAATAGAGGTATACGAACCATTTGAATTTTATATTTCTACATATGGCGGCAACGCGCTAGATATGTTTGCGATATATGATGTGATGAGGCAGATTAAACAAACAATGCCTATCCATACAATTGGAATAGGAAAAGTCATGTCAGCGGGCGCGCTACTTTTGGCCGGCGGTACTAAAGGTGAGCGACGAATTGGAAAATATTGTCGTGTGATGATACATGGTGTCGTATCTGGTCAACATGGCCACTTAGCTGATATTGAAAATGAATTTGATGAAGCCAAGATGACACAAAAGATGTATATACAGGCGCTAGCCGAAGAAACAAATATGACCGAAAGATACATAAGAAATCTAATTAAGAAAAAGAGCAATGTTTATCTATCGGCTCAAGAAGCCGTTGATTTGGGAATAGCAGATACAATAATATGATGTGGAGAAAAATTAGATATAATAAAAAATCATCCAAAGAATTGGGATGGTTTCCTTCATGGTTGGAGGCTACTGATTTCAATCGTGATTTGATTGAAAAAATTATTCAATTTCAAGAAAGTCATAGCTTAAAGCCCGATGGCTATGTTGGCACTAACACATTTCGGCGTTTAAAATTATGGCATGAATTACAAGAAAATACGGATCAGTCACCGAATAAAATATTAGTGAATGGTGAACTAAAGTCGATTGGCTGGCACAGAGTAAAGCGTGATTTTTTACCATCCAGTTGTTACAAGACATCTAGAAAAGAAAGAAAGCCACACGTTATTGTGACTCACTGGGATGTTTGTACTTCTGCTGATTCCTGTAAAAGAGTCTTAGAAAAGAGAAATATTTCTACACATTTCGTGATTGATAATGACGGAACAATTGTTCAGTTAGTTGATCCAAATGATGTTGCGTGGCATGCCCGGGGCGCGAACAACGTTGGAATAGGAATTGATATATCGTCAGCATATTACACAAAATATTTCAATACTTACACCAAGAAAGGATTTGGTCCCCGGCCGTTGTTGTCAAACAGTGTTGTTCACAATCGCAGGCTGCCAACTCATTTGGGATATTATCCAGTTCAAATTCAAGCTTACACTGCTTTGGTACGCTTTTTGTGTAGTACATATGATATTCCACTTGATTATCCAAAAGATGAAAATGGATTTTTATGTACGACAATTTACAAACCAGCTATTGAAAATAAATTCAAAGGTATTGTCAATCATTATAACTTAACTAAAAATAAAATTGATACGGCTGGTTTAAAACTTGACGAAATTGTTGATAGTATTAAGGAACTGGAGGCCTAATTATAGTTATGGAATTTAAAATGACTGAAGCGTCCATCGATAACGCACTCAAAACAATTAAAGAAAACAAGAAGACAACACCGTTTAATCTGTTGCTTGAGCTTGAAACAAGAATGAGAGAATTTACTGAAAGTAATTTTCTCTTTGAGGGGGCCAAAGAAAGACAGCGAGCTATTCGTTTACCAAGTATGGCCGCGACTGAAATTTCAGTTGGACAAAAGCCTTCTAGCGCCGAACGCGCCGACTTTGAAAAATGGATGACGAATATTGGAGGTGAAGCCAGCGTTAATGATAAACTAACAATTATTAGCGAGTATTTTGAAAATCCAGGACCCCAAATTCAAGGCTCAAGTATTCCAGAAGTTTTATCTTATTTGATGTTTTTAAATTACTTTACCTGGATGCTGAAAGAGTTTAATGCGTCTGTTGCTGGTTTCTTGTGGGAACCATTTTTGGCTTCTCTATTTGGTGGCAAATCTCGTCAAGTTCCAACCAGCGAACACGATATTGCTGATATTCGTATTGATACTCCGATGGGTAAAGATGAGCCAATTAGTCTCAAAATTCTTAATAAGGACGGAGACGTCAAAGGAAGTTTTACAGATCTAGTTAATCATTTCGCTAAAGGCGGCCAAAATATGCGCTATGTAATTGTTGTTAAAGATCAGAGTGGTAAAAACAAAGGTGTGTCTGCTGTTACTTTTTATGAATTTGATATCAACAATGATACCTTCTTTGATTGGATTGGATATTTAAAACACACCGAAACAATTGAAAAAAGCGCGCCGAGAAAATTTAAATTGTTTCTAGAAAAAGGCAAAAAAGGCCCATTTAAAAATACTGGCGAACGCTTTCTGGTCAAGCACGCAAAGGTCACCGGCAAGCACACGGCTACTAAAGAGTGGTACGCCTTGGCCAAAAAAGCTAAAGGCGGTATTTACGTTATAAATCCCGAGGTAGCAGAGCTAGTTAACCTTCAAGGTTCTGATGGTCCGGTGAGAGAGGGGACTTTGGATCCTGGTGTAAGTTATACTGTCGATTTGGCACAGTATACTGCCGGCGGCTTTGGAGGAGCAACCTTACAAAAAGGTTATGAAGAAGTGCCCGGTCTCGGTGGAAAATCTACTGACAAGATCTGGGGAAGCCCAGATGAGCGGTCTCGTTGGCTTGGTCTGGCCCAGGATCTTCCGCGCAATGAGTTTTGGGCCAAAGTTTCGACCGAAGCACCAGGATACAAGACAAATCAGCAATTCCATATTACGCCTGTTCACTACAAAGGCAAGGGAGAAAAAATTGGATTCTTGAAAATTACAGATCAAAAGGTTAAAGACGTTTTTCAACTTGGTGCTGATCAAGTTGGCCCCCAGATGACAGAAATGTTCAACGCTATGGCCGAACTTACTGATAATATTGGTAGATTTTTCTTAACCGACTGTGGTGGAAACAAGTGCAGCAAAAGAGATGCGCAGAATCAAGACAAGCACGGCCAAGCCGCAATTCAGAATTCCATGATATTGAAAAGTGCGGTAGAAAAATCGGTTGCGCAAATGAAAGGAACAGGAGAAACACGGATGGATACGACAGTTCTTCCGCATGCTCTACGTCCCGCCGAAGAATAATTTAAAAAATGCAAACTTTATCCTTGACAATTGTATTGATTAGTCTTATATTATTAGGGACTATTATAGGTATATATTTACAAAGTAAAATAAACGAGATGCATCGCCACATGGATGCTGTTTATAATGAGTTAAAGCTCGAAGCGGCAGTGCTTCAAACAAAAGTCACAGAATTAGAACGAGGTGTGAATGACACAAGAAATAACGTCAAAGCAATATCAGAACGGGAACAGATTACAGACCCAAATATTAGATGGGGTAAATAAATTAGCAGATGTTGTTGGTTCAACACTTGGGCCAAAGGGACGAAATGTTCTCTTACATAAAAAAGGATTAAATCCGATAGTCACAAAAGATGGCGTAACAGTTGCCAAATTTGTTGATTTTGACGATCCGTTTGAAAATGCTGGAGCACAGCTAATCAAACAAGCTGCTTCGCAGACTGCAAATTTAGCTGGCGATGGGACAACCACTTCGACAATATTAGCCCGAGCAATTCTTAACACAGCTCAGAAGTATATTTCTACTGGTGTCTCTCCTGTGGAACTTAAACGAGGTATGGATAAGGCGCTAGAAGCGATTGTAGTTAAGCTACAAGATATATCACGTCCCATTGAGTCTCAAGAAGACATAGAACACATAGCGGCCATTTCTGCGAACAACGATGTGTCGATTGGTAAACTTATTTCAATGGCTGTTGAGCAGGCCGGCCATGATGGTTCAATTAGCGTAGAGGATGGTAAATCATTTGAAACGACCCTAGACGTAACCGAAGGTTTTCATTTTGATTCTGGTTTTCTTGCGAATGCCTTTGTTACAAACCAGAGGAGAGGATCAGTTGAATACGATGATCCCTACATCTTGGTGACTGATCACAAAATTGACAAGGTACAGGACATCCTTCCAATACTAGAATTGGTAGCCAGAGAGAGCAAACCTCTTGTAATTGTTGCTGAAGATATTGAAGGACAGGCCCTAGCAGCCCTTATCATGAATACAGTGAGGGGCACAATGAAGATCGTTGCTGTAAAAGCACCGCGATATGGTACTGAACGTCGCAAAATTCTTAATGATTTGGCACTCTCTGTCGGCGGTACATTTGTTAATCGTGAATCTGGTAAAAAACTATCCGAGGTTAAGTTAGTTGATTTTGGTAAATGTAAGAAAGCTGATATTCTGAAGTATAATACTACTTTTATCGGCGGTAATGCAGATTGGGAAAAGGTCGAGGAAACTATCGAAGACCTCAAGGAACAAATTAAAACAAACGATAACATACAAGATTGCGAAAGGATGCAAGAAAGGATAACTAGACTTGCCAGCGGCGTTGCTGTAATTCGAATCGGTGCTGCCACAGAAGTTGAAATGATTGAAAAGAAGCATCGAATTGAAGATGCCCTTGAGGCAATCAAGTCAGCACAGGAAGAGGGAATTCTTCCCGGCGGCGGAGTGGCTTTTGTACGAGCAATAGAAGATTTAGAAGTCGAAGTAGACAACGAGGACCAGCATCTAGGTGTTGAAATTCTCAAGAAAGCCGCATATGAGCCGATCAGACAGATGGCCACAAATGCCGGCGAGTCGGCCGATATTGTCGTCAGCATGATTGAATCTGAAGTGGGCAATTGTGGCTATAACTTTAAAAATGGTGAGATTGTTGATATGATTGAGGCAGGTATTGTTGACCCGACAAAGGTCGCTCGAATTGCTTTGACAAATGCTGTTTCGGTCGCATCAATATTAATAATAACAAACTATGCAATAGTGGAGGCATAAATGAAAGTAACAATACAACAAGTAGTTGAGCTTGAAGAAGTTCCCTTTCGTACGAATGGGATACTCTTACAGGCGATCGAGCAGCTTAAAGCTTTATCACACGCAGCAGGCGCGCTTGATGTCACAAAGATAGATGATTTTCTGAAAAATTTAGATTTTTTGAGAAAAAGAATGTTTCAAGTTGATGCAAGATTTGAGGAGTGCGCTTCTCTGATTTATGCGTATCAGAAGACTCTAGAGCAAGCAACAACAGAAGAAAATAAGAATGAAAATCCTGATGAGCATGCTGGTGCAAGTGATTTTGTGGCCGACCCGAAACAACAAAATGTTGGTGAAGTTACAAAAAATCTACCCACTCTCGAATCTTTAAAGAACACATATAATAAATTACTTGAGGAAAACTATTTTGATACAAACGAGCCGCTGCCAACGTTTCCGAATATCGATTTGAGTTCGCTTACAGCCGGTAACAAAGTAGAGGAAATCCTTAAGGATGAATAACCCGGTGGGAAAACTAGTGTATATTCCTTCAGATACAAATTTGATGAAATACACCGATGGACGTCCCAATAAAGTTGTATGCTTAGAGAAGCCAAAATATTTATTAGTGAAAGAAGAACAGGAAAATGACCTTGGTGTTTATTTTCAAGGCGATGTATGGTACGTAGAAAAAAGAAAGGTGTATGGTGTTTAAATTAATATCGTTGGTTGAAATACAAGAAGATAGACAAAGATTATCTAATGAAAATAGAAATTATTCTATAAAAGAAGTTTTGATTAATCGCGACTTTATTGTGGCTATCAAGCCAAATCATGATTTAAAACAAAAACTTATAAAACTTAAGAAGTGGCCGGATAACCTAAACGAGAAAGCTGAATTTGTAAAAATTCATTTGTCGGGGGTAGGCAATGGCTCACATACTATGAATATTATAGGTAACTTAGAGATAATACTGGAAAAATTACGAGATTAAAATGAATAAAAAATTTATCCTTTACATAAAGAAAGAATGTTGTTTTTGTACCAAAGCAGTAAAAAAATTACGAGATGAAAATATTGATTTCAAGACATTTTTACTGGATTGGCGCCCACTGGTTTGGGAAGAACTAAAAGATATTTATGGATGGCAGACTGTACCTATGGTATTTGAAGTGACTGATGAAAAAACCTATAAACTCCTGGGAGGCTATACCGATTTGATTGAGCGTCTGGATATGAAGGAGTGAGATATGCCTGACAAAGAAAATCCAAATCTGTATACGCTAGATGAATCAATTGTCATTTTGATGATAAAAATAGCCGATGAACAAATTGATATTTTAGCGGATTTAATTAGTGATAAAGCCGCGGAAGACCCACTAGATTTAAAGCTGATGACACTATTGTGTGATTCATTCTCATCAAACTATCATATATGGAGAGTTTTAAAATCAAACTTGAACTCCAATCTTATGAAAGATGATAACGAAGGTAGTGTTATCGCATTAAATGAGACAGATATTATTTTAACAGAGCAGGCGATATTGGCAAGAGCCTTCACAAAAAAAGAACTTCTAAAATTAAATTGTTCTTTGTCCCTTCATTAAAAAAATATATTTTCTTCTTGACTGATTCTTGAGCGTGCTTATTGTTTAGATATAGCGAGTGTCGCCTGCAAGGGATTCTCGCTCAAATACTTGCTTTAAAAGGAGAAAATATTATGACTAGTACAACACTTGCAACTTATCGTCCGAGCCTTCTGGGTCGGAATGTTTTTGAGGACATCTTTGATTCAATGCTGGATTTTCCACAGTTGATGCAGAGAACAACACAGGGATATCCTGTAGCCGATATTTATCGGGAAGACAATGGAGATACTGTAATGGAATTTGCTTTGGCTGGATTTTCAAAGGAAGATTTGAATATTGAAATCAAACCAGAAAAGAACAGTATCACAGTTAGTGCGAACACTGAGGATATCAACGCACGAGAACGCTCCAGGCGCGTAGCACGCCGGAACTTTTCTAAGACGTATGTTAATTATGATAACAATTTAGATCTTAATGCTACAACAGCAGAATTTGAGAACGGCCTGCTTAAGCTCGTTGTACCAACGAGACCTGAAGTTAAGCCGTTGTGTATTAATATTAAGTAATCTTTTAAGATCTTAAGTTTCTAAAGGATACCCGTTGGGTATCCTTTTTTTTTAAAAAGACGTTTGAAACGTCTCTTGCCCTAATTACTATAAGGAGAATAAAATGGCAAAGATTAGAGGAATTGTGTATAGCATCGGTAGCATTCCGAAAAAAACCTCACAGGGAAATGGGACTTATTCTAGAACCCCTCATTCGGGAGGTGAGACATTTCACAATGGCCATCGCGACGGCACCCCGCCGAGCAACGCTCGACGTCGCAAAAAGCCCTACCGAGGCCAGGGAAGGTGAAAACACATGAGCAGGAATTAAAAGATCTGAAAAACAGATACGATCTTTTAGTTCAAGCTGTTCACGAAATGAATGAGTTGATTCATGAATTAGGTAGCGAAAATCAACAGTTAAAAGGAATAATTGAGGAGTTGAGTAATGAGCGAATATGAAAGATTGTACGTTCGGGTACCTTCACCACAGGAAGAGCAGGAAAGATATGTTCAATGGCTTAAAGAAAATGTACAGCAACAGGAAGAAGAAGATCTTGACGATGAGCGTGGTGTTATTATAATTGATATATGAAAGGACACAAGATGAAGTTTCGCAAAAGACCAAGAAACTTCAAGAAACTCAAAGAAAACAAGAGGCCCAGCGTTTATGATATTAATCACGCACGGCATGGGTGCTATGAAGTTCTTCTTAAAGAAGATGAGAAGCTAATTTATCTTACAAATTTCAAGAATAAGAAAGCAGCTCAAGAATTTATCGAGGCTCACAAAAACAACGAAGTCACAATCGATCCAGAAACTTGTGTGCCAACTCCAGATTTTAAGTAATATTATTTACTATTTTTTATCGGTGCGTATATTTATACTTCATGATTTCAAAGGAGTATATTATGAAAATCACATTTGCAATGATTTTGTTAATGATTACAGCTATCCAAGGCTGTACTACGGATGACTCAACGGTGTTGGAACAAGTGACCGACGATGTTGTCGTTGGCGATATTCTAGTTGAAGAAGTGACTGAGGACACATTTGAAAGTGTCGATGTTGATTCTGATCTAGAAGTGTCCCTTGACACCGCCGATGTTGTTCTTGCTGTTGAAGAAGACGTAGAAAACTAAAACTTTTTTTAAGTTTTGTGCGCCTTCGGGCGCTTTTTTTTGATCATTTTAAATGAGGAAAAATGAATTTTGTCTTTAAGAAGCAGTCTCACACTGGTCGCCTGAATGTTTGGCATGATGGAATATTTATTGGAGAAATTTTTACTCTTTTGAAAGAGAACAGAAATATTGATTGGGGCCCCTACCGTGCAGATAAGTCATTGAAAATGGCACCGGGCGAAAGATATATTGTTACATATATTCCAATCGTTAAAATTGGAAACAATCCTTCAGCTAATTTGAATGGACATGCAACTAAGCTGCTCGCGGCTGAGACTATGTTAGAGTTTCATAGGAATACATTTCAAGATGAATATGAATGATAAAGAGCGACTGAGTGCTTGGAAATATAATGTGACTGATGAATATAAGTCATGGAGCATCGAAGATATCAAAGAAGATTTATGTTCAAAGGCTCATCCATTCGCAGTCTTAATGGAACATTGGAAAGGTGACTTTAATATCAGCACAATGATTAGAAACGCCAATGCTTTCAACGCATCTCAGGTGTTTTACATTGGTCGCAAGCGTTGGGATCGACGAGGCGCTGTTGGTACTCATCACTATGTTGATTTAAATTATCTTAATGATTTCGATGAGTTACTTAAACTTAAAGAGAAGTATGTTTTTGTTGCGCTTGATAACAACTTAGATTGTTGTGTTCCGATGGAAACATTTGAGTGGCCGCCCAACGCGTTAATGATTTTCGGCGAGGAGGGAGAAGGAATTTCTCCTTTACTCTTAAAAGAATGTGACTATTGTGTTAACATAGCGCAGTTCGGCTCTGTACGAAGTTTAAATGTTGGTACCAGTTCTGGTATTGCGATGTACGACTGGATTGTAAAAAACTACAAGTAGCCTTAAGGAGACCAATTATGAGCAACATGCTCGCGATTATGAAGGATATTCAACGAATGCCCTATTATCAAAATTATGCTGCGTCAAGTGGAAATGTCCACAATGAAGCTAAACACGAGGATGCTGTTCAAGATCTGCTCGTTAAACATCATTTGGTCGAAACATCGATGCCCACACATGCGCCCAAAACTGGTCTAAGAGACTTGTGGTTAGATGGAGGGGACCATTCGGAACTACCTGATAATTCTTTTATTCCGCAACCATGCGGAACTCACAAAAGTCCAGACTTCATAGTTAAGTCTGAGGGCAAGCTTTATTACCTAGAGTGTAAGAGCGCCCAAGGAGTTTACCCAATTTATAATAGCGGTCTCCCTAATCCGAAATATATTTATATTTTTTGCTCTGACAAAACCGACGAAACTACTGTCTATCGAGGGCAGGATATCCTTTCTTGTGAGCAAGGAAAGATGTTAAGAGAACATCTTGAAAAAGCAAGAAAAGCAGACGAAGAACTTAATCAAAAATTAAGAGAGAGTGATGAGTTTAAGCGTGGATTTCAATTTTATACGCGGGCGATGTACAATCAAATGGGCGGCAAAGATTATGTCGACTATTTCTTACATTCTATGCGCACCGCATGCGAACAAAAGGTATTTGATTATGTCTCATAGGTTAATAGTAGGAAACTGCTTGGGGGCGATGAAAGAGTTGCCCGATAATAGTATTGATGGCTGCGTTACTGATCCTCCGTATGGCATGGGAATGGAAGCGTGGGACCATTCGGTACCGACGTCTGAAATATGGGTCGAAGTTAAGAGAATTCTAAAGCCAGGTGCCTTTTGTCTTAGTTTTTGTAGTCCGCAACTATATCATCGGATGGCCTGCGCCGTCGAGGACGGTGGATTTTTGATAAAAGATCAAATTATATGGATGGTGACAACTAAAATGCCCAAGAAAAATAAGCTTAAGCCGGCCCACGAGCCTATAGTTGTGGCTCAAAAACCTTTCAAAGGTTCTTTGAAAAAGAATCATGAGGAATGGAATGTGGGGCTAATTGATACACAAAATACTAGAATTCCATGGGATGGGAAACCTCCAACCGGCTGGGTAAAGGGCGGTTTACAGAGGCTTACCTTTGGAAAAGATGGGAAAACAACTGGAACCCAAAAAGAATTTGGCAAAGAAGATGCCAACCCAGCTGGACGCTATCCTTCTAATATAATTGGATATTTTGATAATCCGGCTCATCAAAAGTATTTTTATGCTCCTCGCGTAACACGCAAAGAAAGGGGAGAATACAACGATCACCCAACTCCAAAGCCTATTTCTTTAATGTCCTACTTGGTCAAGGTTTTTGTACCCGAGGGAGGTACTGTTATCGATCCTTTTTGTGGATCGGGAAGTACCGGAATAGCATCTCTTTTGGAGAATAGAAAGTTTATAGGAATTGATTTAGAAACAAAATATATTGATATATCTGAAAGAAGGATACGCGATTATTGTATGCCTTCTTAGCTCAACGGTAGAGCACCACTCTTGTAAAGTGGACGTTCGCGGTTCAAATCCGCGAGAAGGCTTCAAAAAAATACTTTCCTTTCACAAGGAAGTTACTATATATACAGTTCAAAAAGGAGGAAAATAATATGAATAGTTTTTCACGCTATAGCGGTGATGGTCTTTTCAAGAATCTCATGATATCTAGCGCCATTACTTATATCGCACTTATTGTTATTATTTGAGAGCTGCCCCGCAAGGGGCTTTGTGCGTTCGTAGCTCAGATGGATAGAGCATCGGCCTTCTAAGCCGAGGGTCACAGGTTCGAATCCTGTCGAACGTACCACAAGGAATTAAATTCTTTACAAATTAGTATTTTGTTATTATAATTATATTATATGTTTATAACTCGATTGGTTAAGAACATCAAGAAGGATTAGACTAATTATTAATTGTGAAACTCCTATTTAAAAATTGGAAAAAATTCCTTTTACAGGAAGATATCAATGATTATGTATTTTCTAACGAAAATATCAAGCTATATCACTTTTCAAAAGAACAGGGAGACAGCTTAATGCTGGATCCTCAATATTTTTTGACAAAAAGACAACATTATTCCCGCAATGATTATAAAGTATCAGACATGCCAAGAGTATTTTTCTATATGAAAAAAGAACAAGCAGAAGAACAGGTCAAACAAGACTCTGCTTTGTACTCAGCAACTGTACCTGCGGAACAGATATACGATTTAACGACGGATCCGCTGGACCTGAAAAATAAATCAATGTCGCAATTTCGAGTGACACCGGATTACGATAGAATATTGAGAAGTTTGGCCAATAAACCACGACAATCCAAATATGGTTCCGAGCCTGAAAGCTTGTTGAGTCCCGAAGAATCAAACTATAAAGGTGCGCGTTACAAGACAGGGGGCATGGATATTGTAGTGTGGTTTGAGCCAATTGAAGTCACAAAACATAAACTTGAAGGAGGTTTAAGTGAAAGTTAGCGATATTGTATTTCAGAATTATCAAGGCATACGACGTTATGGTGTGGTAACAAATCTGGAAGCAAGAAAGAACAATTGGTCGTTTGCAAAAGTAAAATGGTTTAACGATGAGAAGTATGAAAGTGCGATGGATTTTATAAACGAAATGCGCGGAGGCGATCACTATTATCATGAATATCGAATTGATGAACTGGTGGTTGTTGAACCAAGTCGGGAAGTTGATTCTCTAAAGAAGTGTACTGAATATGCAGAGAGAAATCTATGAAAGATTTGCTCGGTAAATGGAAATCATTTCTCAATGAATCTTCGCTTTCAAGAGTACATAAGTTTATTTACTCGACAGAGACGGCAATATTGACAGCTTTTCGTAACGATCCCAACGATATGTCTAAATGCGTAGACGATGCCTTGAGAGGCGGAGAGGATTTACCACCCGAAGTAAAGGGAAAAGGTGGCAGAACAGGCGTCCAACTTCGCGTCAACAAGCAAAGAAATCGAGATCTTAAGGCCACACTTCTATCATTAAATTATGGAGTTACAAGAGTTGGCGGCAACTACGTTGAAGATTTTGATACCCCACAAGCCGTGGAAGTTGGAGAGGAAAGTTATATAGTTGTTAATTTACCAGAAGCTTCTGATTTTATTGATAATATTATAATGCTCGGCAAGAAATTTTGTCAAGATTCTGTTTTAATTATCCCCGCTGGTGGTGAAGGCGCACACTTGTATGGCACAAATTACAGTGAATTTCCAGGTTTAGGACAAACTGTACAGGTTGGCAATATCAAGCCGGGCGAAGAAGCAGAGTTTATGACAAGAGTTAATAGCCGGCCATTTACTTTTACTGAGGGTTTAGAGACTTACAGGGATTTGTCTCGCAACGAAAGGATGGCAGTCAAAAATATAGCGAAAACTATTCTTGATTAGCGGATAAAAGCAACCACCAAGATAAGCCCTCTTAGCTCAGTTGGTAGAGCATCGGACTCTTAATCCGCAGGTCGTAGGTTCGATCCCTACAGGGGGTACTAAATAACAAAGGAAAAAAATGTTAGCTGACGTAGTATTAGGAATTCAACATGGCGACGAGGCCAAAGGAAAAGTTACACACTACTTATCCAAGAACAAAAATTATACTCATGTTTTGAGATTTAATGGAGGCTGTAACGCTGGTCACACAATTTATCACGAAGGTAGGAAATTTGTAACACATCATATTCCTGCCGGCGTATTTTATGGGGTTAAATCAATTATTGGACCTGGATGTGTAATCAGCCCTAAACATTTTTTTGAAGAAGTAAGAGAGCTACAAGATGCTGGAATTAAATTAGATGGTACGCTTTTTATTGCGAAGAATGCTCATGTAATTACCGAAGGGCATCTTCTTGAAGAAGCAGCAGAAAATAAGATTGGTACCACGCGACGTGGTAACGGACCAGCTTATCGCGATAAGTATGCCCGCAAAGGAATGCGGGCCGACGAGGTAGCTTCATTACGATCTTATATCATAGACTTATACGAGGAATTTCACAATGATAAAACAATTAAAGTATTATGCGAAGGAGCACAAGGATTCGGTTTGGATATTGATTGGGGCGACTATCCATATGTCACTTCTAGTCACTGTGGTTTAGGCGGCGTATTTTTGAATGCCGTTAGTCCACGATGGCTTCGTGATGTATGGGGTGTCGCAAAGATTTATGAGACCTATGTTGGAGCCAAATCTTTCGAGCCATCCGATCCGGTGTTTCAAGCTCTGCGTGATTTAGGCGACGAATACGGTGCGACCACCGGCCGGCCGCGCCAATGTAATTGGCTTAACTTAGACGAGTTACAAAAAAATATTGCCCTTAATTCTGTTAATAAACTTGTTATCAACAAAATGGATGTATTGCGAGAATTGGGACAATGGAAAATATATCACAATTCACAGCTTATTGATTTAAAAAACGAAAAAGAAATGTGTAGTTATATAACTTCGCAACTAGCTAGTAATATAGAAATTTTCTTTTCTGATTGTAAAAATAGCATATAATACACATGAAGATGGCTATTCAAAAAAAACTTCTTCTGTTAGAAAAAGCACGCAAATACAGTCTAAAAATGCAAAAAGGCTCTGTGTTCGCAACAGATTTTACAGCGATGCGTCTCATTGATGAGCTGACCGGTGTGTTACAAGAAATACTAGCAGAAAACTTAAAATTGAAAGAAGAAATTAAATCCAATAAAATTTTTAACAAACGAAAAAAGGAGTAGTTCGAGTGAAAGTTTATGTGCCCTCAAAAGCCGGCGAGTTGCTTGAAGAGGCGAAAAAACAATTGTATCTTTTAAAAACTGCAATTTTAACTGAAAATGAACAAAAATTAAATATTCGCATAGATAATATTAGAAAACTATTAGTTGAGGCGGGTACAAACTTATGAATGACGAATGTGAAATTGCTGAAAATCTTGTAAATAATATTCTGGCAAATGTTAAGATATTACGTTGTCACTATAGTTCATGTTTGGAAGACAGTGATTTTGAAAGCCTGATAGAAGATAGTGACTTCCAGTGGCTTTTAGATGAGCTAGATGAATATGAAACTGAAGAATAATGGAGTGGTACGCAATATTATTATTTCTTGGGTGTTTGGCAATTAATTTGCTGTCTTTCGCTGCCATACGCCAGGTCTTCAAAAAAAATAAAAAAGACTCTTGACTCGTGTTCTTCTGTAATTATACTAGGTGTGTAAGCCAGGAGGTGGACACTATGTCCAGTGTACTACAAAGCTGAAAAAAAAGCGATGAATAACGGCCAACATTATCATTTGGCCGCTATCTTACGACGAGGCAAGAGTGTCGTTCGTGTTGGGGTCAATACACACAAAACACATCCCCGTTTTGGACGTCGTTATCCTGACGGAAAACAGGGCCACTGTATGCATGCTGAAATGAATGTGCTTCGTTTTGCGAAACCCGGTGATACAATGGAGGTTCTTCGCTTTAAGAAGTCTGGTGGCTGGGCAATGGCCAAGCCATGTCGACATTGTATTAAGTATATTGAGGAAGCGGGTATTAAAAAAGTTCGCTATACAAACTGTGATGGTGATTGGGAAATAATTAAATTTTAATGGTGGATAATGGGCACACAAAGTAATTTATATGTTGAAAAGGAAGACGGAAGCTACATTGGAGTCTTTTGTTACTATGACGGATATCCCGAACATATGCTAGAACAAATAGGACATTGTTCTCCTAAAGAATTACATGATAATATCATTATCGCAGGAACAAAAGGCGGCTATCGTCTTTTTTCGCCAAAAACTGGCGCATCTGAATTCTTGGAAGACTCTCAACCGGATTACATATATAGCCCAGACGATGATGGCCACTTAGGAATAGATTATCTTTATGTAAAACACCTAGATGGAACAATTAGATGGCGCAAATGTATGTCCGATAAGTGGCACATAGAAAAAGAAGGAGAGGGCAGGTGAAATTGGTTAGAGATTTAATTCCTCGTATCATTGAGGAAAGTGGAAGAAAATGTGATTATCATGTGGCCACCGCTGATGAATATGAGATGCGTCTTTTTGCTAAAATGAAAGAAGAGATGCAAGAGTTCATAGACAATCCGTGTTACGAAGAAGCCGCTGATGTTTTTGAAGTTTTCAGGTCTTTGTGTATACTTCATGAGTTAGATATTGATGGTGTGGAGAGCACCGCCATGGACAAAAGAGAGTGTCGCGGCGGCTTTTCTGGAAGAATTATTTTGGAGAAAGTTGATGAAGAATAAGTTTTTAATTGTATTATGCTCAATAATTTTTTGCTCCTGCACTCGCGTGTATGTGGACACAAAGCCAAATATTCCATTCGATTCTTTTGTACAAATTAAGGTGAAACGCTATAAGGCAAATTGTATTACTTGTGTACTGGAAGCCGGCTTTGGCTCTGGAACTGTTGTAAGGTCAAACAAAATTTTGACGGCTGGGCATATTTGTGCTGGGGTTCGTAAAATGCTTGATAACGCAGCACAATCTGAAGTTCTTGATAAAGTTCTTGTGACTGTTCACGATGACAAAGATAATGTATATGCCGCAATTGGATTGGATATTCATCCTTCAAGGGACATTTGTTTAATGACGACCGGCCGGAGCCTGTTAGCCGATCCGATACCTATAGCGACGTCGAGCCCCTCGCGAGGTAAAGTGGTGTGGAGTATGATGGCCCCCGATGGAGTAGCCGGAAAAGGTTTAATTCCGGTTGTTTCTGGACATTTTGCTGGCGGCGATAGTTTAACGTCTGTTTTCACCATTCCGGCTTACCCCGGCTCATCTGGAGCCCCGATTCTTAACATAGCTGGTGAAATCATTGGTCTTGTTTCGCGAATCAACAAGAGCTTTCATCATATTGTTATCTCGCCCTCTCGCAGATCTTTGCGAAATTTTATCTTTTCCCTTGATTAAACACTGGTTTTTATACGTTTTACTCTGCTCCGATGGTTCTTACTATACTGGTGTGACAACCGACGTTAAGCGACGTCTTAATGAGCACAATACTTCGCCAAAGGGCGCAAAATATACGAAGACGAGGAGACCTGTTGAGGTGGTTTATTGGACAACCTTCAAAGATAGATCTTCTGCTCAAAAAGCCGAATATAGGTTCAAGCAACTGACGCGAAAACAGAAAGATGAATACATTATACTACGAAACCCCGAAGACGGGTGATATTATTGGTTGCAGAGATGGCGCCGTCGGCGTTGTGTTAAAATGCTACCATGATGAATGTTATCTTATGATCGAGGTTGCCTGGAGTTCAGGCCAGATATTGTCTGATCCCTGGACTTCTGAAGATTTTTGTACTGAAGATACTCTGTTCCATGTCATGAGCCGAGCATGAAAGTCGGTGATTTGGTAAAGGTTGCTGGTGGATTTTGGTCGACGTATGAACGTCAAGATCAAATAGGCATCGTGATACGTTGTGCTACTGTTCGCCTAGGCGCGCTAATCTTGTGGAAGGATGGTACATCGTTGTTTGGTCGACCAGACCATTTGGAGGTCGTAAATGAAAGTCGGTGATTTAGTTCGTGTATTGGATTTAGATAATACATGCACTCCCAATCGCGAGGGAACCGGATATTGCGGCTGTTGGTTTTGCTCTAGCAAGAGTACCCGACAAGGCATCATCATAAAAAGATTGAGCCCTGGAGTTGGAATCGGATCCGAGAAGGGATACTGGTCTGTCGTGTTTGATGCTGGCGAGTGGAGAGTTTACGGCACAGAAATGGAGCTTGTCAGTGAAAGTCGGTGACATAGTTCTGCTTAAAGAAGAGTACCAGATAAAATATGTTTACTATGGTCCTGGCGTCATTACATCTATAACTGACTACCCCGAAGAGGGGTTTGTCTCTCACAGAGTACATTGGAACGACGATTTTTCCTTCCACGGAACAGAAGAATTGGAGCTAATCAGTGAAAGTAGGTGATTTGGTACAATATGTTGCACACAAGAACGACCCTATCGACAGTGGCATCGGCCACGTACTCGAAATCAGACCGTCTGTCGACAACACCGGACCACAATGGAGAGTCGTGTGGGGCTGCGATATTATTGATGGACAACTTGGCGGCTCTTGGTTTAGTTTAGCAGACGTCGCCGACGGCGCAATCGTGGTGTTATAATGAAAGTTGGTGATTTGGTATTATATCGGGGCGACCCCGTCACCATCGCGATTGTGATATCAGAGCCGACAAAGGTTCCTGGCTGTACTTATGTTTCTATTTGTTGGCCGCACACTGGACGCACTAGCGACTATGACGTTGAATATCTAAAGGTAGTTAGTGAAGACCGGTGATGTTGTTCGATTACGTTCCGGCGTGGTCAATGTGCTTGGCGTTGATTTCAAATACGGTATTGTTTTAGACTCTCATGAAGATGAGTACGGTATATTATACTACGAGGTCTGCTGGAGACAAGAGATTGGATGGTGGCATGAATGCGAACTGGAGATGGTAAGTGAAAGTCGGTGATCTCGTACAAGTTTTACCCGCGAAGATTGGTTACTATATTATAGTCGAAGGAGCAGACGACAGTTCTTGGGGTTATTCACGAACATGGATTCTGGCACCCGTATGCAAAGCGAACTTTCATTCCGGCGGCAAGATGGCCGAGAAGTTTATCGAGGTTGTAAGTGAAAGTTGGTGATTTGGTTCAAGATACGCATGACGGCGAGATAGGTCTTGTCGTGTCCGTTGGTCCTGGCTACGAGGTAGGGGACTACGTGGACTACCCAGATGGCATTATGCCTTCGTGGAAGATAGACTGGCCGAGTATTTCCTACGTCTGTGACCTTGGCGAAGATGCCTTGGCTGAAGGCTTAGTAACAATAATCCAAAAAGCCTAGACTTTAATTTTTTGGTTCTTATGGTTGTTGCATGAAAGTCGGTGATTTGGTAAAGTTTAAGAGTCATACGATTGATTCAGGCCCTCTCGGTATAGCTATTCACACGCATGTCGGAGGTTCCTTCAAAATCGTATGGTGTTGTAAGTACACAGCAACCGGCTATTATCAAGCATCTATGTTGGAGGTAGCCGATGAAAGTCGGTGATTTAGTAAAAAACACCTACGCCAACGTCCGTTGCGATTTGGGGATTATACTTGAGGTCGACCAGCCGCGAGTTGACGACTGGCGAGTAGGATATTTGATACGCTGGCTAAACCCTCCAGCGGGCATCGCAGAGGTGTCTTGGAACAGCGCCAGTTGGCTGGAGAAAGTATGAAAATCGGTAACTTGGCAAGAAGTATCGACGCATGGGGTCCAGACGATATTGGAGGCGAACAATACTACCCGATTGGTATTGTGTATCGGCAACACAAGCAGCGTGTTCATCGCTGGTGGGTTCGTTGGGTTTCACCGGCACACCTAGCAAAAGAAGGTGAGGACCGAGATTGTATGCTCGCCGGTTGGCTGGAGGTTCTAAATGAAGCCGGGTGATTTAGTTCATTGGACTGGTCGACCCGTCGCACCTTCTAATGAAATATGGCTTGACCATTTTGCTTTGGTTTCTACTTTAGAAACAGAAGATGGCCCTGACTGGATTTTGGTACATTGGATTAGCCCTCCAAGGGGAAAAAGCATTGAAAATAAACATAATTTTGAGGTTTTAAGTGAAGTGTGATTATTCTAATCTTGAAGATTCTATACGCGAGGCCATGGCTGAAAAATGCGCTGCGCGCTGTCTAGATGATAAAGGTGACTTCGAGGCCGTAATGGATGTCATTGGTGACATAATCGAAGAGTGGCTTCAAAAAAGATGTGAAGGCTGTAGATGAAATCAGTAAAGCCGAAAGATTGTCGAACAATCAAGCCGGGTGATTTAGTGGAGTATAAGCGTGATCCGACCTTCGGTGGTGAGATTTTTTATCACACCGGACTTGTTATCGAACGAGGTCAGGCCGGCTTTCGAATTCCTATTGCTCGCATCCAGTTTACCGATTATTTTCTCGGCTATGGTCCTGTTTGGATTGACTGTAAAGACCTGTGGATTTTTGAATGAAAGTCGGTGATTTAGTAAGGTGGACTAACTCTCAGCGCCCTTATTTATTGAATAACCTTGGACTAGTCCTCAAACTAGAGGCGGTTAGTTCAAACCCTGGAGCCTGGGTTCATTGGCTAGCTAGCGAATATGGTCCACAAAAAGCCTGGACACCATCACAATGCATTGAGGTTGTTCGTGACGAAGTTTGAAGTTGGTGATTTAGTTAAGCTTTCTGCCAACGAAGAAAAGAACCTCCTCAATGAAGGGGGCTGGACGCCTGAACAGGGAAACGATTGGGAAATAGGAATCGTAATAGATATTGATTTGAGGTTGGCCGATCTTCCTTATTACAAAGTTCATTGGATTCCGGCAAACGAAGTGATTGAAGAAAGCGACCGCTCGATCGTAGGTGCTGGTAGAAAAATATGAAGGCCGGCGATTTAGTTACTTTACTTGAACAAGATGGTTATTACATTTTAATTGAGAGAGACAAAACTTATGGATTTGGCAACCGCTGGTGGAAAGTTCAATCTCTGACTTCTGAAAGAGAGGTTCCCGTGTGGACGGTTGAGCCTCGTATGGAGTTAGTCAGTGAAAGCAGGTGATCTGGTAAGATACGACCACCCCACCTGGGGACACTTGATGGGGCTATTATTGTATGCTGACGAGGAAGGTAACTCGCTGCGAGTTCTTTGTGGCAGTGAGATTAGGTGGTTTGTAACAAGCGGCTGTGAGGTAATCAGTGAAAGTCGGTGATTTGGTTAAACTTTCCTTGCGAAAGACCCGCAAGGGTCGAGCATACGAAGACACGATAGGCATAGTCACACAGGTATACCCAGCCGATGCGGCCGGCTTCACCTTTGTTAAGGCAGTTTTCGATACTGAATACACATTTAATATCAATGACTTAGGGGTCGTCAGTGAAAGTCGGTGACTTGGTTATACCAGTCCACAATCCGCGAAGAAATGATGGATATGTGGGCGTGGTTGTAGACTACGATGAAGATAATGACCCTGTTGTATTATGGAACAAGTACGATCCAGAATGGACAGACGAAAGATGGGCGGTGTCATATGGAATGCCCGAGTACCGAAGTAGTATAGAGGTTATCAATGAAAGTCGGTGATTTAGTAATACCTTCAAGTTACTCAAACTACAAAGAAATCTATCCAGCCAAGATGATTGTTGAGGTTATTGAAAGTGAGCGAGATGGAAAATCCGTTAGATTATATATACTTGAAGGTGAGGAACACAGCCGACGAGAAGAAACATTACTTCTTGTTTCTGAGTCTTGACTAGAATCTTTTGGTTCCTATGGTTATAGCGTAAATAGATTACTGACCCGTAGCTCAGTAGGTTAGAGCGTCATCCTTATAAGGTGGGAGTCGTGGGTTCAAGTCCCACCGGGTCAACCAAAGGTTTTTAATGATAAAAAGTATTGTAGTGATATTGTTGGCGATTTTCGTTAGCAGTTGTTATGTTCCAATGCCTTCAGTTGGTATAACGCCAACTCGTGTGCTTCACAAGGAAACGTGTAGACACGTTGGCTCAACTGGCGAAGTACGATGTACTCACACTCGTACTTACCTAAAATAGCAGGTAGAAAAATTGCAAGCATCTTGGATCTTCAAGCCCAGATATGGCAAGGATATTTACGAGAAAGTGATTAACTGCTTTACTCACAGATATCTTAACTGGTATGACAATGGAGTTGATATACAACTCATCGAGATTAAAAACGGCTACGTTGAAATGCAGGCCGTCATCGATGATCCATCATGCCATGAGTATTTTACGGAGAACTGTTTTTCTGACACTCCACTCGATGGTGAAGAACTAACTGAGCATATGATGATTTTGTTGGTTGAATCTGGAGTTGCCCATAACGTCAACGAAGAGGAGCCAGCACTCGAAGCTGAATATATTTTGGAAGACGTTGAGGTTTGTCAGGTTTTGGGAGTTCTTTCCGAAGAAGGCACAAACATTTATAGTCCATGGGGCTCAAAGTGCTGGGTTTATCCAGTGGGCGGCGGACTCCCAAAAACTGTAGATATGTTGGACGCGCTCTTGACTCTTCAAGCTGCGTAACTATACTTATAGCGTAAACGACAACAACGGAGGGTTGAAATGTCGTATAGAGTAGATGAGAAGACCGGTAACTATGTGCGTACCGTAACGTGCGGACATTGCTATGAACAAGGCCACAATCAGAGTAGCTGCAAGATGCGCAAGGAAAAGCTGGCGAACACTATCGCAGAGTATGAGCGCAAGGTCGCAGAGAACAACTTCGACGATGATTGGGACCGTCGTCATACTGAGCGCTGGCTGGAAAATAACAAAGAACAACTTAAAAAGATAAACAATCGTGGCAAGAATCGTAAGTGTTCTTACTGCTCTGAAGTTGGCCATACTCGTCGAACTTGTAAGTACAAGAAGGGCGATATGAATGACTTTGCTGTAAAGACTCTCGAAGCACGCGAAAAGTTTGTTGATAAGTTTGTTGAGCATGGCCTCGGCGTCGGTACTTTGGTGATGGCCAAGAACTGGAATGAGGAATCTTTGGCCATGATTAAAGAGATCAGGTGGAACAACCTTACGCACGAAACTGCTCTCGGCGCAAACAATGAATATATAGATCTGCTCGTTTCCGAAACATTTGCTGGTCGTCGATGTGGCAGCATGCTTCCTCGTGCGATTGCTGATATTCGGGATATTTCCAAGGATAACCATGGTCGCCGGGAGTCTAGCATAACGATTGTTAGTCCAGTTGATGTATCATACCCCGAAGATCTTTTAACTATGGAAGGCTGCCTTTATGCTGCGAAGGTGTACGGTGTTTTTGAGAAAGAGCGCCCCTATTCGTACCATGGCATTGATTATGATGATGAGTAGTTTTACTCTCAGTATTTTGTTCCTATAGTTTTTTACGGAGGTTTTAATGGACGATTTAATCACGATTCCTCGCGAATCACTTGAGACTTTTCTTTCTGTTGCGAACAATGTCCTTGGAATGACGGAGCCAACGGCACCAGATAACCTGGAAAGGGCAGAAGTTGTATTTACAAACAATAAACGTAAGCAACTAGCAGAAGCAGTCTATCAAGCTGAAAAAGCTATTTATGATGTTGACACAAAACCTCTAACCGTTGAGCAAATGAGCATCAACGCTGAGAAGCGAAGGTCCATCGAAGATGGTTTCTCGGATGATAAGGCCTCCTTCATCGAGGGCCGCCGTTAGTGAACCTCAAAGAAGCAAAGAAGTTAGAACCAGGCGCAATCGTTAGAGAAGCGTGGCATCCAGATTCCAAGGTTCAGGGCATCGTTCTTTCCAAATGTCACATTAGGCAAAAACATCTTGCTAAAATGCTTTGTCGTCGAAAAGAAGAACGCTATGACATCATTGTGCATTGGCTCGGACCTTCGCGAACGATTCCTCGCAAGCAGTGGGGAGATAATGAGCCTCATCGCGTACAACAGCGTGAAAATTGGGAACTAATGATTATTTCTCATGTAGATTCTTGATTTAAGCAACACCGTTCCTATACTTTAACTGTACCCGAAACGAGGAAATCAAAATGGGATACTATTCTGGCAGCCGACGAGAGACCGTTATGCGACAACGCAGGGAAAAAGCGAATCCTGAACTTATTGCGCGCATTGATAAAGTTCTTGTTAATGGCGCTGGTCTTTCTGATTGGGAAAAGAGTTTTCTCGCTTCCGTCAAGGACAGTGTGAATCGTTACGGAAGTTTGACTGCCAAACAAGAGTCTATTATTCAGCGTATTGAAAATAATCGTGACCCTGCCGTACAGGCGGCCAGAAAGTTTTGGAGTGATAGCTTTACCGAGGAAATGCGCGATAAGATGCGCGTCGCTGCTCGCTATTACTTGAATAATCCTCCGTATTTCGCGGATCTTGCTCATCGTGTTTTGAACGACAATGGTCATATTCCTACTGAAAAGCAGTATCGCGCAATGGTTGAAAACAAGTACGTTCAAAAAGTGCTTGACAACATGAATATGGTTCCTACTTTTCCTGTAGGAACAATGGCGAAGATTCGCCAGACTGCGCGCCCGGTAAAGGCGTGTTTTATGAACAAGATGGTCATGATTATTGATTATCCCGATAAGGTTGCTGGCGCTGCAAAGGGTGCTATTCCCGTGATTGTGCTTCCTGTCGGAACTGCCGAGACCATTGAGACAGAAGTCCGATGGCTCAAGAAGGCGAGGATTTAGAATGTGGCCCCCGCTCCCGAAGAAGAAAGAGAAGCCCCACAACTACTACTGTGGTTCATGTGGCTGTAAATACTACAGAAAGCCACGCTCCTCCCGTCCTGCTTGCGACGCCAACTGCGTGGCTTGTGGCAGCAGTCGCATCATTCGATACGAATGGGCCACTGATTAGTAGCTTTACTTGCCCAGACTGGTTCTTATAGTTTGGGTGTTGAGGCATCGTGGCGGAACTGGTATACGCAACGGACTTAAAATCCGTCGCCCTTTGGGATTGAGGGTTCGAGTCCCTCCGATGCTACCATTTACTTTTAATCCACAAACTATAGGAGTTTATGATGGATTTTGTTACCTTGACTGTTTGTTACGCTGTTTTTACTGGCATTAGCCTAGGCCACGCGATTTTGACTCGCCCGGTCTAAAAAGTTCCTTTACTCTGATTCAACCGTTCTTATCTTTGAAGTGTAAGACGAGCCACTACTTATTATAGGAGAGTAAAATGGCTGTTGATTTTAAGACATTCCGAAATGTTGCCCCGCACGTTATCGCGGTTCGCAAGCCTGTGCTGCTTCGTGGTCGCCATGGCGTTGGCAAGTCCGAGGTCGTATATCAGATTGCAACAGATCTTGATATGCCCGTCGTCGAGCGCCGAGCATCTCAGATGACTGAGGGCGACCTGATTGGTCTTCCCAAGACTGACGGCGACGTCACTTCTTTCTGCCCGCCTGATTGGTTTCAGGAGGCTTGTGACAATCCTGTTGTCCTCTTCTTTGATGAGGTCGACCGGGCAGTCAATGAGGTCCGCCAGGGTCTCTTCGAGCTTACGGATTCCCGCAAGTTGTTTGGCCGGCCTATCCACCCAGATACCGTCATCATTGCTGCCGTCAACGGTGGTGAGCATGGCTCGCAGTATCAGGTTGGCGAGATGGACCCTGCCGAGCTTGACCGCTGGACCGTCTTTGACGTTGAGCCCACGGTCGAGGATTGGCTTGACTGGGGCAAGAACAATGTTGATGGTCTCATTTGGGACTTCATCAATCAGAACCGTTCGCACCTCGACCATGGCGAAGACTTTGAGCCTAACAAGGTATACCCGTCTCGTCGTTCTTGGAAGCGCCTGAGCGATTGCTTGGTTGCTGCTGGCTTTCTTACCGAGGACCGCAAAGGAGATGCCAGTGTCTATCACCTGTCCGCTGCTTTCGTTGGGATGGAGGCTGCCGTCGCATTTAACGATTTCGCTCAGAACTACGAGCGTCAAGTGACTATCGAAATGATCTTGGATGATGGACAGGTCTCCAAGACAGATGATTTTGGAATCAATGAGCACTGTGCCTTGATTGAAAAGATGGAAGCGAGTGACACATTTGAGACGGAGTTGGCCGAAGACAAGATTCAGAATCTTGCTGACTACTTTGTCACTCTGCCCTCCGAGGCTGCCATGAAGTTGTGGACTGTGCTCGGAAAGGGAAGCAATACCAACGTGATTGGCCTACATAAGGCCACTGCTGCTGATGGCACGAAGGTCTCGGCGCGCATGGTTCAAATGCTTACGGGCAAGGATTCTTAATCATTATGTGTTTGTGAGGTTTTAGAGTTGGTGACAAGGGAGTTTTTAACTATACCTGCCACTTTGCTAGTTTCGGCGGAGGCTGCATACGATAGCCGCTAATCAAAAAACTAGATAGCAAGGCTGCGATGCGAGTAAACAGCCCCCTTGTCATCATTTTTCTTTACCGTTATTCGATCGTTCCTATAGTTATAGCGTAAGACGGAGGTCTTCATGTTTGTTCTAAACGACCATATCTTTCGACTCCTACAGCGTGAGCCTTTCTTTGCTGCGCTTTCTCGTCGTATCGAGAAAAAGGAGTTCAAGGGCATCCCGACTGCTGGTGTGCGTGTTAATCCCGACACCGGATATTTCGAGATGATGTACAATCCAGACTTCTTTGAAGGTCTAACTGATGCTCAAAGGTCCGGTGTTCTCATTCATGAGTTTTATCACCTGATTTTCGAGCATGTCACAGGTCGTCTGCCCGATGAGCTTGCTGGTGTTTTTACCAACAATGGTAATGTGCCAAAAGACAAGATGCAGCTTTTCAAGTTGTGGAATATCGCGACGGACCTTTCAATCAACTGCTTGATTGGTAAGGATAAGTTGCCGGAAATGTGCTGCTTTCCCGGCTCTGGACCCTTTGAGGATTTGCCTTCCGATCGGACTGGCGAATGGTATTATGAGCAGTTGAAGCAAAAGGTTGATGACGACCAGAATGGTGGAGGTGACGACGGTGAGAAGGGCGAAGGTTTCGACCCTGATAATGCCGGTCAGTTTGACAGCCATGCCGAATGGGGTGGCGAGTCTTGTGACGAGGCTACCAAAGAAATCGCGAAAGAACGCTTGAAGGAGGCTATGAAGGATGCCGTCAACGAGGCATCGAAGTCGAACTCATGGGGCACCATGTCTTCGTCTGTCCGCAAGGAAATCATCGATAAGCTATCGACTAAGGTCGACTGGCGCAAGGTACTTCGATGGTTCGTCAAGTGCTCTCAACGGTCCAATAAGCGCAGCACTCCGCGACGCTTGAACAAGCGTTACGCCTACGTTCATCCTGGTCGCAAGGTTGAGCGTGTTGCCAATATCGCAATCAGCATTGACCAGTCTGGTTCCGTCTCGGATGAGATGCTGGCAGCATTTTACTCCGAGCTTAACAAGCTATCTGAGATTGCCACGTTCACTGTGATTCCGTTTGACACAAAGGTTGCCGAGGACAAGGTTTACGTTTGGAAGAAAGGCGAGAAGCGCAAGAAAGAGCGTGTAATGTGGGGCGGCACTGATTTCAATCCACCGACTGATTTCGTTAATAAGGGCAAGTACGATGGTCATATTTGTTTGACCGATATGTGCGCGCCAAAGCCTAAGCCGAGCAAGTGTTCGCGAATGTGGATGACTGATAGCCGAAACGGAAGCAACCCCTACTTTCAAACAAACGAACGAATCGTTATCGTGGATAAGTAAATGAAAAGACTAATCAACATTCTATATTCTTGCGCCGCCGGACTCGAACAAGCGTGCTTGACGTTTGAGACGATTAGACAAACCCACAAGGCTGCCGTTGTCGCGGCTGTTCACAATACACCGGCAGCCAAACAGCCGATTGGATTTGCAGCAACTGCGCGCAAGAGTGCTGAAAAGACCTTTACCGACGACGTATCGTAACTATAGTTGTGGTGTAATGAACGATGATGACTACAATGGTTGGGCAAATCGCGCTACGTGGAATGTTAATATCTGGTTTGCCAACGATAACTACACTCATGAGCTTATGTCGTCTCTCAAGATGACGGATTCAGATCAGTTTGAAAACTTTTGTCACTATATCTGGAAAGATAAGACCCCTGATGGCTGTTTGCTGTCTGAGGTAGACTGGCAAGAAATCGCTGAAAACTGGTGCCATCGCGAATGAAAAAGTTTAAGGTGAAGACCGGTGATTTGCTTCATGTAGACGAAAACAAAACCATTGGCATTGTTTATAGAGAAACACCCAAGAAGATTTGGTATTATGCTTTCGGAGAGAATGGCATGGGTGGCCCCTTCGGCGTTAGCAAAGATCTTCTCTATAAAAAAATCGATGAAGGCTACTGCTTTCATCAAATAGGAAAGACGAAATACCGTCGAGAAAGAGAATAAATGAACAGTATTAAAAACCTCATTGTGTGTTTGCTTTTCGCACTCCCGCTAATAGGTTGTACGCTTGAAATCGATCCTGGCCCCACAACACTGGAGCCAAGTGGCTACTACGTGGAATATGAAACGTCATACGAAAGTGACGGATATTATTACGATGACTACTATGGATATTGCGAAGAACCCTATTGGCATGGCGCAGATTGGTGCGACTACTATGACGATGGGTCGATTTGTTGTGTCTGGTATGTCGACGGATGGTACGAAGAGTGGTGTCAATGGGACTACGATTGGTGCTGGGAATACAACGGTTCCTTTTAAGTTTTACTTCTCAGATTCAGTTCTTATGGTTTGGATATGAAGCGAAGAGACAGAATAAAGAATAGGCGTTTATCTGCCGATGACCGAGTGCAGTTTGCGCGTGAACGACAAGCGCTTGTCGGTTCCCTCCTAACTCAGGAAGGTTTCGAGGGCGCACTTGTACTTGAGCACATTAGAGGTTCGCAATATCTTCTTCGTATGCCAGACGGCACCGAAGCATATGCTTCGCATAAGAAGCAACGCAATCAAGAATCCTCAATCAGTTCGGCTGGTTGGGCTCGCTGGGAGGCTCGTCGATAATGGGTTATCGCTCTGACGTGGTACTAGCTATTACACCCGAAGCCGCTTCTGCTTTCATGGCCATGTTGGCTAAACACCCTCAATCAATGGCATTGTGTAATGATGCTGATACTTTCCAGTCTGGCTATGAACGCGAAGGTGATTGGTTTGTATACTGGTCTTCTATCAAATGGTATGACGGATACGAAGACGTTGATCCTATTCGGCGGTTTGTCGAGGCACTTGAATCTGACGATATGACAGATTATGGTGAACCCGAATGTCCAAAAGACGGAGAGGGCCGCGAATGTACTTGGCAGGAATGGTTCAAGTTTATCCGCATTGGAGAGAATAATGACGATATGGAAGATTGTGGCTGGGGTTTTCCCGATATACGTCTTCACCGTTCAATCTCTTTTTAGCTTTACTTTGCTAAGCCTGTGCCTATAGTTAGGGTGTCGGAGGAACAATGAACGTGAAACGCACAACGATTGACGCACGAGTGATGCACGCTGGCAAGGCTGGTGCCCATCACAAGCGAGCCGATGACTTTCGCAAGGGTCGTCGCCGCAAGCCTAAGCACCAGAAGCCAAAGCACCTTCGATGGCGCGGCTAATGGTCAAGCCGAGGGTTGGTGACTTGGTTAGGTTTGACGATGAAGCAATAAAAAGAACGGCTTATAATGGTTCTTTTGTTGGCGACGTCGGCGTAATCATTGAGTGTATCGGAATCCGATGTAGGGTCTTTTGGGCTGGTGCACCAGATTACCATGGTAATAACACTTCATTACCAGAAAGAGACGTGTTAGAGGTTGTCCATGCAAGTCGGTGATTTGGTTAAGATTCGACCAGCGGTTGCCCCTCCGCACTTGTATGGAATCGGCCTCGTTATAGAGATCGAAGGCACCCGGTGTTTCGTCAGGTGGCCCACAATGCCAGACCGTGAACTGAAACCCTGCGCCCGATACGCCCTGGAGCTTGTCAGTGAAAGTCGGTGACATTGTTCGTCATGGCATGGATGGTACGCTGGGCTTCATTGTGGAGGTCAACTTTCATCAACCGTGTACCATCGATTTATTGTTTCCTTATCAAGTTTTTTTCATTGATGGCGATATTGACTGGTTTGGTATAGGTGCTTTGGAGCTTGTCAGTGAAGGTCGGTGACTTGATTAGGGTTATCAGTCCCAAAATCGATCGAATGTTAGGTGGCGAAAACCCCGGCATTGGAATCATCGTCAGTGTTAGCGACAACATGGTCAAAGTCCAGTTTCTCATGGAAGGCCGCTGGTGTGGCAAGGTCAAGCCTATGGCGAAGGGATGGGTCGAAGTCATAGAATGAAAGTCGGAGACCTAGTTCAAGTTTTACCTGCGCGAATCGGTTACTATATTATTATCAGAAAAACGAAAATGCGTTCAGATTGGGATGGCTACTCAAAGTATTGGGACTTGGCTCCCGTCGCAGGACCAAACTTTGATCGCGGCGTCCCAATGAGCCAGGCGTTTATCGAGGTAATCAGTGAAAGTAGGTGATATTTTAGTTCTTTCTGGAAAGACACGCCATGGCAAGAATCGTGTTAGAGAACAAGGCGAACTTTGGAAGGTTAAGAACATCAAAGGCGCAATGCCGCATGGTCGCTTTCCTGCTGGTACGGAGATTGCCGAACTTGAAACACTGAATGGAAAGCACTGGCGTATTATTTCAGTTACCGGTGATAACGATTTTGATTTTCACCCGGTGTGATTTTTTGCTCGCATGCGAGGCGTATAATGAACGTCGGTGACTTGGTAAGGATGAGGCCTTCAGTCCAACCTCCACGCCTGTATGGCATTGGCCTTATCGTAAAGGTCTCGCCCCCGAACACCCGAGCGCAACGGTGTTATGTTCGCTGGCCGACGATGCCAGACCGCGAACTGAAATCCTGCCCTCAATACGCCTTGGAGCTTGTCAGTGAAAGTCGGTGATATTGTTAGACTAACACCCGAACCCTGGCGCACTGGTCGCCTAGGCGTTGTGGTTGCCAGGGAGAACGACTTGATATTACACGTAGTTTGGGCCTCTCACGAGAACGACTTAGAAAGAGTCAATCAGCATTATCTGGAGGTCATCAGTGCAGCCGGGTGATTTGGTAAGGATTACGAGGGCTTCCATTGGTATACCAAAGGATTCAATCGGCCTAATCGTGAAGGTGAGAGACACCCAGGTCGACGATATTGACCCGCGCCCCTTCCCGGTCTGGCATGTACAGATTCTGAATGGACCACTGAGGCGCTATCTCACCCAGGACTTGAGAAAAATCAGTTGAGGGCTTTACTCTTCAACGCTTGTTCTTATTGTTAAGGTGTCCCCAGAAAAGGAGAGGACATTGACGCTCACTCGACAACATTTTCAACTTATTGCCAACGTCGTTTCGCAGGTTGAGAACGCACATCAGCGTGAAATCATTGCGCTTAACTTCATGAAGGAACTTCAGAAGACAAACGCACACTTCAAAACTGCTTTGTTTCTCAAGGCTTGCGGAGTTTAACATGGAATGGCGCGTTTACATCGTTGTCCGTGGCATCGCTGAAGTCGCTGGCACCTTCGCAACCTTCGAGGCTGCTGAAGAAGATGCCATGTGGCTCAAACGTCACGGATATAAAACGGAAATCGGATACCTAGGCCCGAAGCCGTAAAAAGTTCTTTACTCTACGCCCCCCGTTCTTACTATTAAGGTGTCGGAGGAAACGATGAGAGAACGAAATCCATACGCAAAGCGATATACTTTTGATACCTTCAGGGTTAAGTATTTCGGCACCAATCATAATGTTCCTAATCGACTCGCCCGCGAGTTCTGGAGCGATTTTAACTATGCCTTTGTCGGTGGGCTAAACCGATATATCAAAGAGTCGACGGAGACCCGATAAAATGATGACACTTGAAGAACTTATTGAACATCGTGATGACCTCAATAACCTTAACAACCGAGCGCGAGTAACCGACGACGAGTCGCAAGCCCTTGAGGTTGCAGCACAAATGCTGTCGGCGCTGATTACTCAGCTTGATTCTCAGAGTATTTCCTTTACTCCCTAAAAACCGTTCTTATTGTTTGAATGTAACCGAGACAAGGAGCGTTACAATGCGAGACATTCAGAATCCAATGTTGTGGGCCGACGCTGTTATTTACTTCGAGAATGAGATTTTACCTCAAATCCGCATGACAGAGGCCGAGAGAGGCGATGGCCGCGACTGGCCAATGCGTCGCGAGGCGTGGAATAATTGGACCGACGCTCTTTGTAAGGATGGAGAAATCAGCGATTGGCAGTATGAAAATTGGTCGCAGCCGCTTAGTTGCGGAGATTAGAGCAAATGAAGAAAACACAAGCATTTTATGACCTTATACGTCTCGCAGAGGCCATTTCACCTCGCGCACAATACTGTTTGAATCCCACAAAAGACGACCTTGAGCCATATCTCTCAACAAATCAAGAGGTTGAGCTATATCACAGCCTTTTGCTTAAAGCCGAGTTGGCTTACCTTTTCGGCAAAAATCCAATCAATCCAGAGGCTTAGGACTTTTCTCTTAACCTTCGTTGTTTCGTTCCTATAGTTATCGTGTACCAGGGAACAGGAGCCCAGACAATGAGATTCGGCCAACTCGTTCGCGAGACCATCACAGTCCCCAAGCCGCTCACCGAGGTGAGCATCGATGTGCGATATGACCGCTCGTCAGCGACCTCTTTCACGGTCGTACCCCCGGAGGACATGGACGAGAGCCTCATTCACCTCTTCTCTTACCCGGTCACAGAGCACGAGTCCTATCGGCCCCAGTGGGCACCAGACCACGAGGCATATGGTGACGAGGTATGTTGTCAGTGGGTCATGGTGTACCGTTACTACCCGCAGAACGACCCCGAACGCAGCGAGGCCATGGCCGAGTTGAACGAGTGGCACGCTAACATCCCGTCGACATTCGAGACGATGGGAAAGCCGAATGATTCCGAGGGCTTGTAATGAAAATCGGTGACGTTATTTACTACGTGTTTGGTTGGGGCCTCGCTTTCACAATCATGGGCGGCATCGGTACGATGGCCGTCATTATTTTTTGCTCGCACCCGTAAGGTATTGGAATGACTCTATATTTCGCATATAGTTTGATGACCGTTTTCGCCCTTTTCTACAGTTCGATTGTGCTTCATTAAGAAAAAACCTTAACCGAGCAAAATCCGTTCCTATGTTTCAGTTGTACCAGGGAGCACGGAGCCCAAAATGGTTAAGCAGTTCAATGTTGGCGACCTCGTTCGATTTCAACGTCCTTTGCCCGGTCACGTTAGCGCGGACGGAATCGCCGCGCAAGAGCGCTATGTGCGAAAGCATATGCCGTGGAACTTTGAGATTGGCATCGTGATTGCCAACGATATCGTTCAGGGCTGCGTTGTCTCTTTTCCGAGTAGGACCACCGCCGTTTCTACTCTCAGCCTTGAGGTACTCTAATGAATCCGCAAGTGGGCGATATCGTTCAGGTAAAAGAGGAGCACTGGCCCACTGTCGGTCGGCACGGTGGCCTAGTCACTCGACTGGTCCGGTGGCCCGAGGAACTGCGCCACTTGGTTGACTGTGTTGTCTTCCTAGACCCGAACCTAGCCAACCCGGTCCAGTTTCAGACACGATATATTGAAGTGATATCAAGGGGTTAGGATTTTTTGCTCGCACACGTGAGGAAACTTCTTTACTCCACAATATCCGTTCCTATGTTTCAGTTGTACCAAGGAACGGGAGTTCAAAACGTGAAATACGGCGACCTTATTCGAGAGACACACACAGTGCCAACGCGCCATGGCGCAATCACCGAGGAGCAAGCCATTTGCTTCTTCGACCGTTCTTCGATGTTTTCACAATATGTCGACGCTAAAGACGTCGACGAGAGCCTAGTGCGAATGTACGCACGACCTAACTTCGACCACCCGACCCACGATTATCGCGCCGATGGTCTTGAGGTCTGCCAGGAATGGGTCATGGTCTATCGCTATTACCCGAAGGCTGGCGGCGGACAGCGCGGATACCTTCGCCTGTCATAAGGCGAATCATTCCGAGGGCTTATAATTTTTTGCTCGCGCCCCCGTGTATGAGGGGCGCATAATTTTTTGCTCGCACACACGTAAGGAACCGAAATGATTGATTTTTTTATTGCTGCCGGTATTTGGATGCTCACCGGTTTCGCGATTGGTTTCGCCGTGGTTTACATTGGCGACAAAAAAACCGATTAGTTCCGAGGGCTTGTAAAAAAAATACTTCAAGACCTTTACTCGACTCGAACCGTTCTTATTGTTTGAATGTAACCGGGTAGCAAACCCCACAACGGAGAAACCAAATGGCTTTCGGCAACCGCATGACCCTCGGCAAGTCCAACTCTCAGCGCGTAGAGCGCACCCGACGCAACTTCGGCCAGCGTTTTCACTCGCGCCCGATGCCCGTTCAAATCCACCTTCGCGCCTGGACGCCGGAAGGCGAAATGGTTGGTGTCGCACAACGCAACGATGAGTTCATGGTCGGATTGTTCGACCAGCGTGAAAACGCTCTCGCCCCGCCTGTTTGCTTTCATGGCTCACAGGCTCGCAGTCAGGCGGCTAGACTCGCCAGCCAGTTGACCGGTCGCAAGGTCAGCTTCTAACGACGCAAACATATCAACCACTTACAAGGGAGAACACAAAAAGTGCTTTGTATTTAGGGTGTTCCACAGGCGCGGCTTGTGGGCGTATCGTAACCCTGCGATATCGAAGCGGATTCACCCCCCGTTCTGATTTACATAACAACTTCAACCGGTTAGGCCAGTGCGAACCATAATACGCACCTGGCCCAATCATTTCAAGGGGTTAGCCCAGGTGCGAATGGTTCTACGCGCCAAGTTGGGAAGCATAATGCGCGCTGGCGACGCTAACCCCTTGAAATGATTGAGCACACGAAGTTGGCACAGGACTTGCATATATATAGGGTACACTTTTCGCGTTTCGAGGGGAGACGACCCATGGCAGCAGAAATCACAGAAATCGCAATCTTTTCACTAACTTTCGGCGTTTCGCTGGGCTATCTCATTGGAATCATTAAACATCTTGCTGCTAACGGTTGGCGCCTTGACAGCATGGACCTCATTTAGCTAATCATTCCGAGGCCTTAGAAGAAACAAGGGGGAGGGTGAAAAAACATCCTCTTTGATTCCGAGACCTTAGAAATTATTTTCAGCCGACCCCTTGTCCAGCCCTAAACGGTTCTTATTATTTAGGTGTAGGACAAACCGATTCGAGGAGAATCAAAACATGACCAGCGCCCTTTTCAACTTGCTCGCCACGACTCACATTCTCAGCCGCTCCGCACAGATTGACCTCGTGCGTGAGGCTCAAAACTCCAACGATAACAGCGCTTTGGACGCGCTCATCAAGTCCAATCTGCCGATGGCAGTTAAGATTGCCAAGAAGCACGTCCGAAAGGGCATTGATATCGAGGACTTAACAGCCGAGGCAATCACGGGTATCATCCGTGCGACCGAGACGTTCGACGCAGAAAAGGGAGCAAGTTTCACAACTTACGCCGCGCAATGGATGCGTGCGAAGGTTCAGGAGTTTGTCCAGGCAAACTGTGGCACTCTCCGAGTTGGCACTCGCTCCGCAAAGAAGCTGCACGCAGGACTCGCCCGCGTGCGTCGAGAGTTTGGAAGTGACGTTGATAATGCCACAATCGCTCGCGAGTTGGGAATCGATGAAACGGATGTTGCTGATATCGTTCCGCTTATTAGCTCCCGCGCCACGAGCCTGACCGCGCCGATTGGCGAGGACGGTGGCACTTTCGGTGACACTCTCATGAGCCGTTCCATCTCGCAGCACGAAGCGATGGAGCGCACACACACAAGTCAAGCCATTCTCATGGCAGTTTCCGAGTTTGCCGACGCTCTCAAAGAGCGGCAACGTGCTATTTTCATTGGCCGAATCCTTGCGGATTACCTCGGCAATGACAAAGTGCCGGCCACCGATTTCGGTGTCACAAAGCAGCGTGTCGGGCAGATTGAGAAGGATTTGACCGTCAAATTGCAGCGGCACTTCACCGCATGCGGTCTTGGGTGCTAACATGACGAAACCAATAGAGATTTTGCCGGATTCGTTCGAGGTATCATCTCAGAAAAGAGTTAAACACACCGTGGCACTTCTCATAATCCTATGTGCCAGCATGTTTGTCGCTCTCTGGGGCCTGACTGTCATTTAACTCCTGACACTTTCTATTTACTATGTGAAATGGATTGTGCATTATGTAATCCACAGGGATGAAATAGCTTTTTTCAAATGCGTGTTCAAAGAGAATGCCCTTGAAATGCTAAAGGATTTACTGGCAATGGGATATTGCTGCTGGATTACCGAGGATGAATCAGACTGATGGGTATGTTTTGTAACTACCCGCAACCCTTTGGGAAAGCCGGCCCTGCCAAATAGGTAGTTTGACAGTACCACAAACCCTATAACAGATAGAAACTTTGTAAGCCTGCGGGATTGTTACGACTTAGTATAGGCACCCGAAGGCAAACATAAACTCTTTACCGTGTCACTTGCGTACCTATATTTTAAGTGACAATAGACAAAACACGCTTTTTCAAAAGCGCA